TATTCTTGCACCGCGCCAGCCAGGCAGCGGAAATGCGCTGCCCTTTATTCGCGGTGTCATCTTCATCCGGTTCGCTGTCTGACTCATCGGCCAGCCCCCATTCGACTGCCTGCGACCCACGAACCCACGTCTCCGCTTCCATTGCCTTGCGGATTTCCTTGATGTCTTTCCCGGTTTCAGCGGAATAGATTTCCGCCAACATCTCGTCGTGCTCCTCAAGCATCGCAGCCTGCTTGGCCATGTCGTCAGAGTTGCCCTGCGCCCACGACCAAGCCTTGTGCATCATCCAGATGGCAGACTTCGGACTGATAACCTTGCCGGCTGCGAGCGGAATAACAGAGGCGATTGAAAGGGCATAGCCGTCAACGATGCACGTGACATCGGCGGCACGTTCCTTGAAGGCGTTGAAGATTCCGAGCCCGTCTTGGACGCTTCCACCCTCGGAATTGATATGGGCCTTGATCTTGGTGCCTTTGGGGATTCCTGCCAGTGCATCGCGTGCCTCCTTTTCTGTGATTCCAGAATCGTCAAACCAACTTGCGCCAATCGAGCCGCAGAGATACATCTCCGCTTCACCTTCTCCGGCGCAAATGACTTCGAGCCGATTCAGTTGCGATCCGTCCGCTTTGAGGTTGTAAGCCTTTGCCGCTGCCGCCGGAATCGAGCGCTGGCGCGTGACTTTGAACGCTTTGACTGGGGTAAGGAGCATCATAGTTGTAAGAGGTATTTCGCCCGGTTCAATGCCTTGTTCATGTCGGCGAGGGTGTTGGCCAAATCATCGTCAACCGCTTCCGTTACTTCGGCGCGAGCGGCAATAACCAAGTCTGCAAACCCCTTTACGATCTCTCCGGGAGCATAGGCGCGGAATGTAACTGGCAATTCAGGGAACTCGCGGTTGCCATTCTTTCCCAAAGTCATCTCCGCGAACTCATCTACCAGCCCTGACAGACCTTCGTAAAGGTCGCCAAGCGTCCGGTGTTCATTCGTTTTCGACGGTGCCTGCCAATGGGCAAGTTGAACTCCGGCCAGCATCGCTGAGAAAGCCGTGATAAAGCGCGGATTCATGCTCCGATTTCCTCCGGTTTCTCTGCTTTTGGGGCGGTTTCCACACCATTTCCGCCTTGATTTTGCCCCGGAAATGCAGCCTTTTGCTGCACTTTTTGAATGATTTCGCTCGCTTCCACCCCGTATTCCGCTGCCAATTCCTTCGCAAACTTGGCCGCTTCCGCCGCCTGCCTGAACTGGTGCCGCCAATCTTGCTGACGTTCTGCGAATACGTCCTGATAGGTGATCGTCCCAAGCTCCAGTTCGGTCTTCAAAGCAGCCGCGTTTCGGCCAATATCCACATTCGGCGAGCGTGGAGGACGAATAACCACATGCTCAAAGTCCTCCGGAGTCTCGCCGTCCAGTGATTTGTCGAAGTCAATAGCCCACTGAGTCTGCCATTCGTAAACCTCGCGCACCATGCGCGCTATTACCTCGAAGTTCGCGCGAAACGCATTGGCACAAATGTCCAGGTCCGCCCGCGTCACTGTGCCTTGCAATGAGTATGGCACAACCAGCAGCTTGGGAACATTGTATGAGCAACAGATTTGGCTCAGCAGAAGGTCCATGAAACCGGACTCCGCCGCGCTAGGCCGGTCCGCATTGAACTGCTCCACCTTCTCCCCGACACGGGCGTAAACCGTCTCGCCACCAAACTTCTGCTCGTAGTAGATAGCGCGGTCCTTGACGGACGGATTCCCGACAGCATCCTGCGAAGCAATCTGCAATCGCTGCCGGCGCAGGTTGCTCACGTCCGCTTCTCCAGTCGTGTTGTAAACGACGTTAGCAATAGACGCCAACCTCTTTGCAACCTTGACGTGGAGAAGCTGGCAGTCTTGGAAGTCGTGAAGGATGTTGAGAGAAGCGAAGCCTTCAGGGATGCCTCGCACCATTCCGGGCCGGCGAGGTTTGAATCCGTGGATCACGAACTCCGCCGGGATGCGTTGGAAGTCCGCTGCTTGAATCGTGCTACCGATGCCGGGCGTGAAAGCCATTGGCGTCTGCTCGTCAACGAACCAGTAGAACATCGGCTTGCCGGAAGCATCCAGTTCCACGCCGTCAATGATGCGCTCGAATATAGCCCCGACCTTCTCCGCCATTCCCTTTGTGGGCGTGCAACAACGGTGCCCTTCGATAGTTTGGATTCTCGGAGGACCTTTTTTCTGTGCGATCTTCAGCACGAAGACTTCGCCATCATCAAACAGAGCGCCCGCCCAGAGGATCATTTCCTCAGTAAGCGTCAGATTCGTATTGATGGACGGGCGACGGCACCACGCATCCCAACCGGCGCGGCGAGATTCGTTCCATGCTTCGTCAGCAGAATTCGGCACTACCTGTAACCCAGCCGGCCCGACGCTGAACTGAATGAACAGGTTGCGAATCTTTTGGACGATGCTGGAATTCCTTACCCAGTAGCGATGCCGGCGAACAAGCTCTATTCGAGTTGCAGCGTCCGCGTCAAAGCGCGCATCTTGAACATTGGCCGGCAGCCATGACCGCTCTGCCCACTGGTGAAATGCGCTCTCGTATCGGTTACGGACAATGCTGGAAATGCGATTCCAGAGGCGTGACCAGCCGCTTTGAATTGTGGACGCTAGGTTCATTCTCAGTAACGCCCAGGCCAGCGCAGAAGGGTGTAGTCGGCGCAGGATCGGTCAACGCGCTGCAATTCGTCCGCAGCGAGCATGGCCGTTAGCATGGCGTCATCGTCTGTAGCATCCCCGTCGCTTTGGCGTTGCGCTAACACCCTGTCGTAACAGTCCAGCAACTCGCCAAAAGTTGCGGTGATATGCTCCGGGTTAAGCGGAGTCCCGGCTGGCGCTATGTTGAATTCGTAGCTGTGGCCATTGGCTGAAGCCCTGGCAATCAGACCGCTGCCCGTTGTCGTGGTGGTGATCTGTGCTATGCCTCCGGCAAGTAGGCCGTCATACAGCGTCGCGCCGTTGTTGCGAGCCTGTTCTCTAACAGACCGCAGCAGCATTCGGCGGAAGTTGGCAGTTGTAGTAGCGCCCACTACCTATCCGCGCGACGCTGACATTGCGACGCGCTAGAGTTTGCGTAATCCTGTTTCGCTCAAAGCATTGCAAACCACTTCCTTATGACAAAACGAAAAAGCCAGCCGTGAAAGGCTGGCTTCAATTCGACTGGCTGGGACTGTTACTTCTTGACTAGATGCCTGCGGACGCGCGCCAGTTCCCTGGCAACTGTGCGTCCCGTTACCTTGTTCCGTTTGGCAATGTCCGCCTGCGTTTCATTCGGGTCGTCTGAGTTCCGCAGATGGTAGCAAAGGCAGTCAATCGTCAGGTGCGGATGCCGTCCTGACTTTATCAGCTTCGCCAGTTCTTCTAGCCAGTTCAGCACGGCGACTTGGAAGCGAGCATCCAGCTTGATCTCCGTTCGCGGGTGCAACGGGTGGTTATCCGGGATTTGGTCAATGGAGAGAGGTTTCATTTCAGTTCAAGAATTCCAAGGCTTACCGCAAAAGCTGTCTGCATCTTCTCGCAGTCGCGCAAGTGATTCGGCCAGCCGTGGCTCCGCTTTTCCCAATGGCCGCTCGTCTCGTTGCGCACCATGCTGTTCATGTGGTGCCGGTAGTCGTCTGAATCCATCGCCGTGCCTACAGTCCAGCCCCATCCGCCATTCCCGTCGCGTAACCCTTCCATCAAATCCTCGAAGTAGTCTGCCCAGAAGTCCAACCGTTTCAGTATGGCAAGGCCGCTCAGACTATTGCTCGCATTCGGCTCTACAAGCGAAAATCGAAACGGAACGATTGACCCTTGCTCGCTTTTCCAGTCTCGCTTCGGAGTTCCCGCCATCGGACACCATCCCAAATACTCCGGCGCTTCAAGTCCTTCATTCACCGGCTCCACAATTTCAGCGTGCTTCACGCATTGGCGAATTACTTCATGCGTCGAGTATTGTTGGTCAATCCCGACAAGCATGTTCGGGATGCCGAACTTCATTTGCAGGCTTTCAATATCCTCCCACTTGTTCAAGGCGCCGGCCTCAACACCATGACACTTACCTTGTCCCCAGGCCCGCACACAATACCAGAAATGCGGACTTGCTTGCTGATGGTCCAGTGTCAGTAGCGTTTTCCATTCGTTTGTTATCTCGACTTCGCTACGCACGAGCTCAATCCGGTCCCGGCCCTTGTCCTGGCTTCGGTATGGCTCAGCTAGTTCGCCGTTCACGAAGCCTTGCACTCCCAAGACGCTGTGCTTCGCTTGTAGGAATTTCAGAGCCAGCTTGCCAAGGCTAGTCTCGGTTGCATTGCTCCAAAGACTCGGCAGATGCCGTGCAATGAAAGCGCTCTTGGTATGCTCGGGTATCTGAATCCACTTCCCATTTTCGGCTTGATAGCATGTCTTCCACTTCCCATTTCGTGTCATCGCCGTCCGGTGATGGTTGAGAATGTGGCCTTGGCAATGAGGACAAACCAAGCGCGCCGACTTCTCTACCCGCTCCAAATCCCATCGCCCGCTTGGCAACTTCGCTTCCTTATCCCATTCGACAAAAGCCTCGTCACCAGCAATCGGAAACACGGTGTAAGAACGTGACCACGCCGGCACAACCATCTTCTTGCAATGCGGACATGGGCCGAAGTATCGCTTCAGAATTCCCTTCTGCGCTTCCTGCCAAATGATGCCTCCTTCCAATGTTGGCGTGCTCGTCTTCCATCGCTGTGGGTAGAGCATGTCCTTCGTCCGCTGCTCTGCCAGGTTCAGCGCGTCCGCTTCCTCACGTCCGCCACGGTCGAATTTGTCAACCTCGTCAAGCACGACGCGCCGGCACGGCATCGAAGACAGGTTGCTTGGGGAATTGCTTCCTACGAAGTTGAATGACGCTGCCCCTAGAATTTGCGTCATGCTAGCGAAGTCATGGCGGCGATCCCCGGTCGGGATCATTGCCCGCGTCGGGTCAGATGCTCTAAGCATCGGAAGCCAGCGTTGCCTGGCGAACTTCTGCGCTAACGTCATACTTGGCATTACCCACAGCACGCCGCATGGATCACAACAAGCCGCGAATGCCATCCCGCCCATTAGAAGCCCCGTCTTGCCAGTTTGGCTCCCCCAAATCAGAACCTCGTCCGCAATGTCCACATTCGCGAAATCATCAAGTGGCTCTGCGCAATACTCCCGACCGGCTAATCGAAACTGCCCGTGGTTGTCGCTCTCATCAAAGACAAGATTCTCGCAACACCACTCTGACGGACGCTTGGTGTTTCGCGCCGCGAATGCTTGCGAGAACCAATTGTCAATCTCGCGAATGTGCTGTTTGGTCAGGGTCATGCTCAGTCAATGTATCCTTCGTAACGTAGGATTTCAGCATGGGTGCTTGGATTCGTGTTCCCAGCAAAGAAAGCTTTCGGTTTCTCGCAACATGTCGCGCAAACAATTGTATCCGGTCTTCCAATAAAATTATGGATGCGCTGTCCACATCGTGCGCAGAAGACGTTTTCTAAAACTACGTCTTTTTCATGCGGGTCGTTTTTCATTTCCCATCCACAGCCTTCAAGTCAATGTCCCGACACGCCCGCAACGCCGCGTCAACCGCCGCGTCCAGAATCGCTTTCGCGTGCGGCGGATCACTCGGATTCACTTGTGGTGCCAGACCGGTAAAAGCTAGGAACTGCTGCCGCACCATCGCCAGCCGCCGATTGATGTATTCCTGAGCCGCTTCAATCGGCAGGCTTTTACGCTGCGCATTCTCAGCCTCTACTTCCGCGCTAATCCGCTCCGCTCGCTCCCGCAACGCCCGCTCCACCCGGTAGTCAATCCCACCCACCTTACCATCGCCAGCCCGTGACGTGGTAGCGTAACCAACTCGGTCCAGAAACTCTTTCCATGCCCCAACATCCCAACCATCCTCACCGCGCTTAGGCGACTCCGGGTTCTTTGTGTGATATTGCACCAGCATCTTGCTGACACCGATCTTGCGTGCCAACTCCGCTTTCGTCTTGACCTTCTCCCGTGCAGCCGGCGACTGCGCCTCAATAAGCGCCCGCTCTTGTGACGTTAGCGGCTTGCCGGATTTCACCTTTTTCAGCACGTTCGCCACGTCTGCCGACAACACTTTACCGATAAGCTCTTCCGTCAACACTGCCGCTGGATTCGTTGCTGCCTTCATCTTGTCGAGCATACGTCTAACCGGGTAAAGTTGTCAAACCGCCTCGCATAAACGGATGTTGGGGTTCGCCCC